ATGCATCTGTTAATTACTCGACAAAAAAACCTTGCTCATCCGGTACAGGTTGGGTCATGTACAACACTGACTATTATTATGCGAAATGTCGGTTCATTACAACTCAGCGGGAATATAATTGTGACAAACAGGCTATTTTGTCTGAATTAAAATCTAAAGATTTTGTATTTTTGTTGAACAAAGACATGACTATTGAATTTCCAACCGGCTCTTTGGAAACATCTCTGTCTCGGGAAAGTTTGCAGTATACACGTCATACCTTAAATTCGATTAAAACCCGATTGACGGAAATTTATGATGAACTGCAATCGCAAGTTGTGGCGATTATTTCTCCTGCAAAAGATGGTTTGCATTATCGAGAGTTGGTCATTGAAGCTGCCGAGAAAATCTTTGGTAGTGCCTCACATTTTGACAATGTTGGGATTCCAGCAGGATCAATAAAAACCAGATATTCTTTCAGAATACCATCAATACGGCTGATAACAGACCATGATGAAGTTACCGCAGCAGGAGACTTCGACCCAATACCATATGCGCCGATAAAGTCGTTTGAATTCGCCTTTGTTGATTCACCATAAGTCGTCAAAAGATTATAAACATCTTCCTCGATCAAACCTGGGCCATAATCCCGAAACCGGATATTCGGGTCTAATGAAGTTGGCATGACCAACTTCCATGGTTTGTCTTTATTACCGTTCAACGCATGTGCATCGTTGCAGTTTGCACCAATTTCATACAGCACTGCCAATTCTTTGTTTGAATACAATGAAGTTGACAACATGCTAAACAGTTTAGTGGAATTTTTTGAAATTCCAAACTGAACCGCATTTTGTGTATTTGTTACGACAGATGTGTTTGAATTAATTAGTTGCATAATTTAAGATGAGTTCAAGATGATCACCGGCCCAAAGACGCTCCACTTGAGCAAATTCTTCGGAGAACGTAAACGGGGAAGGCAGATGAACGTAAGGTTGTCTTCCCCTGCCACGAATTATAGCACAGTTTTTCGTGCATGCAAGGGCTTTTTCGGTCTCATATTGCAATTCGATCAAGTCCCAGTCACGGGTGTTCCTAATTACATCAAACATGGTTTTCCTAAGAGTTATTGTAGTATGAATTATACAACAGATTTAGGTTTCTATCTCCGTAAAGTTGTGTTTCTTTACCAAACGTAAGACATTGGTGAACTTTTCTGCTATGGCATCGCGGTGAGACACAATAAACAAATTGTTCTTTTTCATGCTGTGAAATAAATTGATACAATGATCAAACCCATCCGCGTCCATGGATGCATCTGCGACCTCATCTAGTATAAGCAAATTGGTGCTGACAGAATTTTTCATCGCAGCTATTGCACGCCAAGTGAAAATTAAAGACAAGGATATTCTTTGTTTTTCCCCTTCACTAAACGAGTCATAAGTGAAAGTGTCCCGATGCCTAGATTTTACCACTTCGTTAAAGTTTTCATCCAAATTGAAATTGACAAACAAATCTAATTGATGCAGATATTTGTTAACCAACTTATTGATGGTTGGAATATACTGTTTAATTATTTTTGCCTTGATACCAGAATCTTGAAGCAGCGCCTGTGCAGCACTATGTATTTGTTGAAGCTCTAATAATTCTTTTTTTCTAACCATTAGTTTGACGATCTTTTTAGCAGTGTCTTTTAATTTTGATCTATCTGGAGTTTCAGCAGACAATTCATCTTCACATACCAATAAATCCCGATTTATTTTTTTGATTAACAAAGACGTGCCATAAGATTTTTCGTTAAGTACCTGCAGGTCTTTTCGCATGGTGGCTACGGCAGAGCTAACGAGGTCATAATCAATTATGTGAGCATCCATTTTTTCAGACTCGACCTCATACAATGCAATTTTCTTTCTGCAGTCAGCTATCTTCAACGAGATACCATCAATATTTTTTTGGACATGCTCGTGTGGTAAATGCTGAGAACATGCATGACACACTTCTGGCGCAGACGTTAACTCATTCAAATACTTGGATAAATTTATTTTGGCAGTGTTTAGAGAGCTAACCGCATTGTTTTTGGCAAGGACATATGTGTTTATGGCCTTTAATTTTTCTTGCTGAATTGCCAATTCAGCTTCGGCGGCTCCGGTCAAAGAAAATATGCTATCCCAATTAGCCTGGAGTTCTGCTTTTTCTGCGGTCAAAGCCTTTATTTTTTCTCTAGTTTCATCCTTACGTGATTCAACATGGTTTTCAATGATAGATATAATTTCTCTTGATGTGGCAATATCAGCAACAACCAGTTTCAGTTCATCTTTAACCTCTTTAACTTTGACGGACAAGGCTTTATTCATAACAGAAAAGACTCTGATATCAAGCAAATCCTCAATGAATTCACGCCTATGCTCGGCTTTCAATTTCATAAAAGGGACAAAGGAGGCAGACCCAATAATAGCAACCTGAGTAAATGCCCGATAGTTCATTTTTAGAATTTGTTGCTCCAAAACCTTTTGGTAGTCCCTAGAATCTGGGTCTTGATTTATAAGAACATTATCTTCATAGATTTCAAACACAGTAGGCTTCATCCCGCGCTTGACAACATATTTCTTTTTACCAACCGAAAACCCAACCTCTACCAGACATTTTTTCAGATTAATAGAGTTGACCAAAGTTGGTTTATTGATGTTTCGATATGCTTTCCCATACAAGGCAAAACACAACGAATCCGCCGTTATCGAAGATTTCCCAGCACCATTTTTTGCAGTCACTAAGGTTGTTTGGGCACCATTTAATTTTATCGTTAATGGTGCCGATCCAACTGCCATGAAATTTTGCATGGACACATATTCAAAAATAACCAAATTCTACTCCAGTATAGCTAAAGATTCTACATATAAAGCCTTCATAAGCTTTTTCAATTTATCCTTATCACCATCAAACTCACATAACCCAATATAGGTATCAACCAACCCCATGGAGTCACCAATGAATACCTCATCTTCTGCCTCATCGTCGCCAATATCCAAAATATCTTCTTCAATTTTAAAATCAATACACCCAGCAGAATAAAATATATCCAACACGCGATCATATTGATAAGTGTCTGTTTTAGATATAACAACCAATTTCACGTACTTGTCTTTTAGATTGGACACGTCAAATGTTTTCCAATAAGAAGCACCCTTATCTAGATCATCATAGTTAAATTTGTAAAATAAAGAGTCGGTACTTTTTACAAATTTAAGATCATACGTGTTGGTGTCAAAAACATGAAATCCTCTTGGATCGTTATAGTCAACCCAGGTGAATTCATACGGACAACCAAGATACGATATGTTTCCATAGTCACTCTTATGGTGAAAGTGTCCTGAAAACACATGTTCATATTTTTTGAACAACGTGTGATCCATGCCATCATCGCAAAGTTGACCACGATGCATTTCAAACTTTGCCAGTTCAAGATGCCCTATGACGATTGGAGACTTCGAAGATTTGATTTTTTCCAAAGATTGTACACGATTTTCATCACAAATCCATGGCAGTGCTAAAAAAGAAGTCCCATCAAATTCGACATCTGTAGGTGTTTGGTGAATGGTCACATTCTGATAGGACGATAAAAACAACACCGGAGAATTCACCATGATCTTATTTTTGTAGAACAGGTCATGATTACCAAGGATACAATGAAAAGAAATTCCCTCTGCTTCCATGTAGTCAAATACTTCTTTTTTCCACAAATCAATGATAAAGTGATTTGTGAATTTTCTGCTATCGAATACATCCCCAGTCTGGAAAATAGTATTTATTCCGCTTGCCTTCATATAGGGGAATAAATCTTTTTTGAAAAAATTTATTTGGTACTCACAAACTTTTGGATTTGCATTTCTTGCACCAATATGCAAGTCAGCCAGTAGGATTAATCGAGACATATTTATCCTATAATTACTCAAAAAACTTGTCTAAGCCCTTTAATACAGGGGCTGGTAATGGCGCATTGGTTGGTTGATCTGTGTCGGATTCTTTTTCCAGTCTGGTATGACTAAAATTATTGTCCCTAAGATAACCAAGAATATGGTGGGAATATTGAATACCATCTTCGTCATGATCCTGAGTAGAAAACAATTCGTCCAACGGCATTTCACTAATCATCGCACCCTTAATGTCTTGTTGTTTTTGTTCTATTTGAATCCGCCTGATGAATGCATGCCACATGATTTGTGTCAAATATCCAAATGGGTTAGTATAATTTTCACAATCAAAATTTTCAATACCCTTTAAACCATTTTCTACTGCATCACCAATCATTTCAGATTTGTAAGAATAATTTATAAAGTTTGGTCGATAAGCAAGTCTAGTCGCAATTTCTAATATAACTCTACCAAGATAATTATCAACGGGTATTTTTGGAAGACCTTCAAGAAGTCTAGCGTCGTTTGTAGATTTTCTTTGAATTAAATGATTTAATAACTCTTTATTATTAACGTAGTTTTTTATTTCTGCCATGTAGCTCCTTAATGTAATGTAATTTCTTCGGCTTCTGGTAAAGAAAATGATTCCTTGCATGATTCTGCATCTAGTCCATACTTTAATGCGTAAAGATCACATAAATTTCTTACCTCTTCGATTACATCTTTTGTGACTTCAACTCTAGATTCACCATTTTCAACCCGAGATACACCACGGGCATTGATATGAGCAACTTCATCCTTTATTCTGCTGGAACCATAGAAATGGATGAAGTTGCTTGACAGGCTACCCATATAAATGATAGAATCAGATGAAAACTTAAAGGTTATTTCATCAGTGAAAGGCATCCATGGGGTTAACACGATCCCTTCCTTCTCGCCATCAATCGACACAGATTTTGTCAACAACGGGTGCATGACTGTGATGTTGGTGTTTGAGGTAGATACCAATTCAGCAAATACGGTATCACCGCTATTAAATTTTATACACAGTATATTCATTTTTCTAATACCATTTCAATCAATTTGTAGGTAAAATCTTCTTTGGCATAAATTCCAAGGCGTTCAACAAAATGGCCGTATGTGTGATTTGTGTTTTTATTTGATTTTGTCAACTTATCACCGATATCATATAGGTTCATCCTTGTCTTTCCAAGAGAATTTCTCAAACCGCGACCAATAGACTGCAATACTCTAACTAACGATTTTGTTGGTGCCGCAAAAATAACATTATGAAGATTCTTGAAATTCACCCCGGTGCTTGTTGTACCAACACTAGCTATGATAATGATGTCATTGTTAGTTTCAATAAGGCTGCGGACTCTTTCGCGTTCGTCAACATCTACACCGCCGTGAATAAAAAATACTTGCTTGTCAGTTGCCTTTTCTTTGATTAAGTCATATAATACTTGACCATGAGATTCAACCAAATTAAACAGAAGCAGGGTATTTCCCTTCATGGATAGGGCAAGATTTCTGATGAAATTATTTCTCCTGCTATGAGAAACAAGAAATTTTATCTCATCTACATAAGAAACCCCTTTTAATGCTTTCTTAGTATCTGCAGAATAGTCTAACATAATAGCAGATATTTTAATATCTGTCAAGTGCCCCTTATCAATTAATTCTCTTGTCGTTGCTACTTTTATTGCTGGCCCAAATAACCCATGGATAACCATTTTGTCAGTAACACTATTAGTTAATGAACCAGTTAGGCCAATTCTAAATTTTGCATTTGTGCACTTCTCCAGTATTCCGGTTAAGCTTTTTGCTTTGCTGTTATGGACTTCATCGACCATGACCGAAGTGAACCTAGAAAACCAGGAAACAGGCATATCAACCAAAGATTGCCACGTAGACACAACTACAGGCTTGCCAGTCGATTTTGAGTGCCCGGAGTATATCTTGTGCACGTTGTCATCAGAAGACCAACCAGAGGCATCGTGGTGGGCATAATCATCGAAGTCTGATGCCATTTGTTCCACGAGTTGGGTTGTAGGACACACGATCAAAATTTGACGGTCAAGTTCCTGCATATACCTGACTAGGCAATACAAGATCAGACTTTTTCCTGATCCAGTTGGACTTAGAACAATTCTCCGATAGTTTTTTAATGAAGCAAATATAGCATCGTACTGGTAGTCATGAATGTTTAATTTGACTCCTTTTGAATGGATATTAAGAGAGTCAACAAATTCTTTCGCCTTCTCAAACGTTATCACATTCACTTCATTTGGGAGACCATATGTGTGATCATCTTTGAACACCAACTGATAATCTCGGGTCTTGCAAAACTCTTTCAATTTATCAACCAAACCAACATGCAACAAACTTTTTAGTGGGTTAAACATATGGATCATTCCATCCCATGCACCGAGTTTATACGCTGGAGTAAACTTATAATTTGGAACCTGAAACTGAAAATGATCGTTTATTTCATATTTGATACCAAGTTCACAATCTACACGACACCATACCTCATTTTGTTTTTGAATAGTTATTATATCTGACACTTAGCCTCCCATCATCATTTTATTATATTCGATCATGGTTTTTATTGACCAATCTCTTTGTTGTATTTGTTTTAAGATATATTCCATACCTTGAACTAGGTTTTTCCAATATTCCATTTTTACCCATTCATCATTTAGGATAGGATCAATTTCTGCCATGGAGTTAAATTCTGATTGTGACATTTTCAGACCTTGGTACTGATCCCAACCATTTTCATTAAGCTCTTCACGAGTCATTTCGCCCCGAAAGTATTTCTTTCTCAGAAATTTTAGTTTGTTGTAGGTGGATGTTGCCGAGATATATTTGTGCTTGATTTTCAAGTAAACTTCAAGGTACTTAGAATGTAGCAATGGGGTACGCATGACCTCACTGGAAAGCTTAGTGTCATCGATAGCACTATCAACTTTCCATTCAGCTAAGATGTCATCTGTAGTTAATTTCATGGTATAATTCCTAGTGGTAAACTAAGGTCACAAAGGGGATTTCGTTGTATTTTAACAACTAAAGTGTTGTATTTTGAACTAAAATAGCGTAAACTTGATAAAATCGCTTGACAGTAAATCGGGTTCTATGGTACACTATGACTGTCCTTTGTTAACAATAGTGATTGTTGGTGATAGATCAGTCACCATTATACCATATGTACACTAATTATGCAACAACTAGATACAGGAGCGCAGCGACTAATCGAACGAAGTGAGATTGAACCAGTGAATATCTAGGAGCATAATGAAACCAGTGAATATCTAGATACACCATGAGTCACCAACAAATCTAATGCAATCTCACTTCGTTCGATTAGTCGCTGCGCTCCTAGACCAACTTATAAACTAATTATTTCATACCAGTCAAAATTGAATGATGCGGTGCAAGTTATATACTTCAAGGTATCTTGATTTGAAACAAATTGAATTGACCCTAAACTTATTGGAAAAGCATCAACAAATCTAATAGCTTTAGAATTATTCACGGTGAGGATAGCATCTCCAATATGATCACTTAATTTATTTGCTGCAATCATATTTTTCATCCAGTTATATATCTCAAAATGATTTCTCATCTCTGCATCAACCAAAAAATTTATAACTAATGGTTCGAACTCAATCTTTGAACCGATTTCTTGAAAATCTAAATGTGGAGAAGCTTGTTGACTAACTGCAACAGATATGCCTGGAAAATTTACACCTTGCAAAAAGAATATTGTGTTTGGTATCTTTGCAAAATCCATCTTAAATGCGTGTTGGGCTAAGGCATCGAATGATACTGGTTTGCCATCATATGATAACAATTGCCCTATCTGAGTATTGTCGCAAGTCATTCAGTTTCCCCATCTTTTTTATCTTTATCTGTTGTATCTTTATTTTTTAAGACTGAGCTTACAGAATATGACCCGATTAAAAATGCTAACCAAAGGCCAAATATATATGAATACATATCCGCAATTTTATCCGCAGGAACTTTTTGTGCAAAGAAAATGGCAATCCATGAGCTTATGCCAACTCCCCAGAATTGTGACACCTTTGTCAACGACATCTTTTTAGTTTTTGAATCTAAAAACATGTCTGCCCAATTCAATGGATTCTTGACATCTTTGCTTGCTTTATTTATAATGTACACAAAGAACAAAAAGAATCCAGCAAGGATAAGATTGTTCATCAGCCCAACATTATTTGTCATGGCATCAATGGCTATTTTTAAATATTCCATTAATAACCTCTATTACCACGAATTGAATCCGATTGTTTTCTACGTGCACCTTGATATGCTTTTGCCACACCAGAATCGTATCCATGGTCGCGTGCAACGATATGATGTGATCCATCTGGATGCTCAAACACACCCATGTTTTTTAGTTGACGATAATCATGTGGCGGTGCACCAGTGTTTCCATGGTAATCCTGAAACTTCTGCACCAATGGATGTTTATCAACTTCATCTAAATGGGCATCTTTTACCGGATCACCCCAGTGTTTTCCGTTATTTTTATTGTGATGCCTCTCCATTGCATCACAAAAATCTTTATGTGTGATACCTTTTTTATGGGTGTCACACTTTGTCAACTTTTGAAATTCACCAGCCTTAATATCACGGCTGTGTCCGACATGAGTCCAGTTATTATGTTCGTGATCGTGATCAATCAGTGGCGGAAAAATTCCAGATTCTTTATTTGAATGAAATTCATTTTTATTCGAATCATCTTTTGTCAAGATTCTGTAATTGCGATTTACCCAATGGTCGCCACCTTCTGCATGATTTTGGAGTTGCCCGAGGCTGTGTCCGTCATGTTCTTTTTTATTGTGGAATTTGTCTAGTGTGGCTGTAATTGCAACTTTTGTACCAGTTTTTAAGTTAGCTGGTTTACCGTCAACAGTTGTTGCATGTGGCTCGGAGTGCTGTAGATATGCACGTGAAGAGCCTTTAGGCATGTTGCCTTCCACTCCAGTAGGTTTACCTGCCGCAGACAGCTCTTTAATCTTCTTGGCTAACCTAGTCTGTTTTGATGCGTTTGAATACTTGTTATCCGTTACGATGCTATGCAGTTCAGGATGTAGGTTTTCTACGATGATGCTGTTTATAAACTCTTTAAATGAATACGTGGTCATGGGTCTTCCTGTGATAAATGTAATTAATACTATTTATCACAGGAAGACCCAGTCTCAATTATGTCACATACTTTAGTAAATGCGTTGAATAACGAATTCCCAATTTGATACACCGTTGTATGTGTATGCTTTAGTCTCTTTTACCCGTGCTGATTTTGCTTGATCAAGTTCAATGTAAGAACCACATTCGAAAGTCAAGTCTTGATTAGCTTTGGATACTGCGACCACTTTGAATTTGAAAATAGACATTTTGAGTTCTCGATTGGTAAGACTGAATTATAGCACAAGCTAATAAGATAATTGTTGATGTGTTGCTTTTGTGCTTCCAGTCAAGTCAAGATTTCATGTTTGCTAAATATGTGATATAATCAAGATATTTTAGGAATTTATGAATTACGAACCAAAAGTGTTGCAACTTATACACAAATTTGAAGATAAGAGAGTGATGATTTCGCTTTCCCTTAATAAAGAAGCAAGGAAAATTGTAGAAGAGGCGACATCTTTTATGGACATTTTTTATAAAAAACTTCCTTTAAAAATTCGTTGCCTAGCTATTAGGAATGATTGGACACAAGAAAATTTCCCAAAGTGTCCAAACTGCGGAAATCCTGTTTCCTATGATAAAGAATATCAGTCATCGTTTAACACTTTTTGCTCGGACAACTGCTCCAAGGAACATGGAAGACTTTCAAAAGAAACAAAAGATAAAAAAGATGGGGAAACTGAATGACTTGCGACAATACTCAGATAGGGCAATTGTTATCATATGATGGCAAA